GACAATGACAAGCTGGCCGGACACACGCTGGCGCGATACCTGAACGACGTTCTGGCCGTTGGGTCCGCGTCGGAGCGCGCGGTCGCGCAAACAGCACTGCGCATGCTCGCCGCCCAGCCCAAGCCGGAGGTGACGGCCGACAGAGCGGCGCTGGCCGAGGAGTTCGACGTGCGAAAGATCCTGCTCGATGTGGTGCCCGGCCCTGACGGCATGGGCCACGAGGTCTATGCCAAGTCGAACGATGACGTGGTGCGTGTTCTCGGCGAACAGCTCGAAGAAATCGAGCGGCTGGAAGCACGTCTCGCCGCCGCGCCGGAAGCACCCGGCACGCAGGACGGGGAGGCGAGTTCAATCGTCGGCTGGATGGTGCACAACGGCCAAATCGACGACGGCGCAAGTCACGCGGCCATGTACAACCTCTCGGAGAAAGACAAGGCGTTCGATGCCGCTAAGCGCTGGGGGCGCTCTATCACGGCACTTCAAGTTCACTCCGACGCGCCTTCGGTTATGGTGCCCAACCCACTGACTGACGAACGCATTGATTTCGGGCTTCACGGAAATCTTGAAGACCCGAGCGAGGACGAGGTTAGAGGGTTCTACGCAGGCGCTCGTTTCGCCGAAGCTGTTCTGCGAGAAGCGCCGCGCCTGCGTCCTGTCGCGCCGGAAGCAACCGCCCAGCCGGTGGGGCACGTCACGGTGCCGCTCACGCGCGGCGGCCTGGAAGTGGGCGAGGCGGTGGCCGAGTGGACGCGCGAGTTCGCCGCGCTCATCGACGGCAACCCGGGCCAGCGTTTCGCGCTCTACGCCGCCCAGCCGGTGCAGGGTGAGCCGGTAGCGCTGAAGGTCACCGAGGAAATGCACGTCGCCGCCTGCAAAGTGCTGTGCCGGGCGAACGGACTCGACGGCACGCCGCAGCGCATGGTGGACGCCATGCTTGCAGCCGCCCCCGCACAGAAGCCCGCAGAGCCCTCACAGGCCGAGCGTGACGCACTAGAGCACGCTGCGAAGTGGCAGAACCTTGGCGGCCAAACAGAGCGCGCCCCCCTGCCGGTTGAGCCCGGCACCAGCACCTTCCAAGAGAACGGCCTCTGGTGCGTGACGTTCCGCTCCAAGGACAAGGCGGACGCGGTGCGGGTGAAGGGGTTCGCGGAGAACAAGGGCGCCGCCCCTTCGGAAGCGCTGAGCCGGGCGATGTGCATGATCGAGAGCTACGCCGACTGGCACGCAGTCCACGCGAGCGAGTTCGGGTATCAGGGTAACGAGGCTTACCAGAAGTACAACGGCACCCCGGAGATCGCCACCGAGCGCGAAGCCCTGCGCCTCTTCCTGTCGCAGCACCTCCGCGCGCCGGGGGAGGACACGGCATGAAGTCCAGCCCAATCCCAATGGCGCTGTCCAGCGTAGTCAACGGGCGAAAGTGGCTGCTCTACACGTTCGACTTCGCTACGGCTGACGGCAAGTTCTCGTCCTACTTCTACGCGCTGTCTGACGAGCATGCGGCCCACATTCTCGAAGAACTCAAGGCCACGGCCTGCAACCCTGCTCGACTGGAAGGATGGTGCGAAGCATGAGCGAAACGAAGACTGGAGAACGAATCAAGCTCCAACTTGCCGACCATATGACGTTGCAGCGAACATCGACCTGCGCTGCCAGCGTGCTCCGATCATCGATGCAGCTTTGCGATGCGATCGAAAAGATTGCGGCCGACGCAGAGCGCTATCAGTGGCTCCGAGAGGGGTTCCGAATGATGGCGCCAAACGCGGCAGGCGAGCACGCTTGGGTTCCGCGCGCCGCTGCACTCGGCAATCTTCGAGGGCCCTCGCTGGATGACGCCATCGACGCCGCGCGCACCACCAAGCCCGAGGCCTGACATGACTGAAGAACGCAAGCAAAGCTCGATTCAATCCGCGAAGATCGTGCGGATCCTCCCGACGGAGATGTGGGTAGAGAAGGACATCTTCGGAACGGTGCACATCAAGATGCAGCACGAGGGCGAGCCGAATCCATTCGACTTCATCCAGATCCAATACAACTGGCTATACACGTCCAACAGTCATCAGTACGAACTGACGGAGAAGATCATGAGCATCTTCGGCGTGAACAAGGTCGAGTACCGCGAGGCAGCAAGCCAATTCGGGACGGCACAACAGGTGGCGTGTCACGTGTGGTGCGGCTGCGGCGACGGCTACCGCGAAGATTCCTACGAAGCCGGGTTCATCGCGGGCGCTGGCAAGTGCCAGAACTGCGCGGCCGGTGACGACGCCCCTCCTGCTTCTACAGGGGTGGTGCTGACTGTCAGCGATGTGGAGGCCCTGGCCGGAGACACCCGAATCGCTTTCGGCGAGTCTGCCGCCGCCTTCAATGACGGCGTGGACGCCATGGCGAACAGCGTCGAGGAACGCATCGAGGCGCTGCACCTCTCTATGCAAAAGACCATCGCCAACTTCGACAACCCGGACACGTCCGACATCGATCCCCGGCTCCTGGAGAAAGCGCGCGAGTTCATCAAAACGCTCAAGCCGCTTGAACCGGAGTTCAAAGCCTTCATCGCCGCCAACATGTGGGATCTGCTTGGCCAAGACGCCGCCCCTACCCACGACGCCGCCATGCGGGCTGATGAGGGAGGGGAAGGATGAGCGCTCAATTCCAGATCGGTGGCCCGTGCCCGAAGTGCGGCATGCCCAACATCCAGCACCCGAACGGGCAATGCCCGCCCGGCGTGTCCATGATGATCCGTGGCGCTGCCCAGCAGGCACCGGACGCAGTACCGTACGGGATCATCGATCCGGACTACGCACGCATCTTCACGGTTGCCCGCTGCTGGGCGTGGTCGCAGGGCTACGCCATTGCCATGCACGGTTCGTTCACTCGCGACCTGGACCTGATTGCGATCCCGTGGACGGACGCCGCGTGCCCAGCCGAGCAACTCGCGAAGCTGATCGCAGACTCGGCTGACATGCGACTTGCCAGCGGCCCGGGCAACAAGCCGCACGGACGGCTCGCGTGGACGCTCATGTTCAAGACCTTCAGCGACCCGCGCTTCGTTGACCTGTCTGTCATGCCGCGCGCCACCACCGGAAAGGACGGACGGGATGGGAACTGATCGGGAACTTCTTGAGGCTGCGGCGAAGGCTGCGGGGATCATTGTCGGGCACGACGCCGCCGCGCAGGCGCGGTTCATCGGCAACTACCCGCAACTCTGGTTCCACAACGACAGCCGTGACCACCCAATGTGCCGCAAGCCGTGCACGGCTGGGAACGTGCCCTGGGACCCACTGAACGACGACGGCGATGCGCTGCGGCTGGCGGTGAGGTTGGAGTTGCACGTATTCGGCTCGCGCAATGGGTGCAACGTCAACGACGACCTTTTCGTGGATGCAGTGGACTGCGGGCACGACCCCTACGCCGCCACCCGCCGCGCCATCGTCCGCGCAGCCGCCATCGGTGCTGGGATTGGAGAACGCACATGATCTACCTCACCGAAGCGGCGCGAGTCGCACACCGAAACATTGAAGTCTTCGTGGAGGAAGCTGCGAGCATCGGCGGCAACCTCCCGAATGAGGACTGTCAGCTGCTGGTCAAGAAGCTCGTCGAACTGGAGGTGATGCTGGACCGAGCAGGTCACTCACTCCGCGCGCTGCGCGAAACGCTCCGGAGTGACAAGCCATGACCAGCCGCCGCGACATCCGCGCACAACGCCGCGCAGCCTCCGAACGCGACTACTCCTGGACTCAGGAGCGCGACGACGACGAGCAGCGGGAGAGCGCGCCGGATGAGGAGCACGCCTCCAATGACGAATTGGCAGACCTAGCGAGATCCTGTCTCAGCTAGCCTGACACACCATCAAATACTGAGCCATGCCATCTTCCTCAACCCATCCGAAAACGACAGGATCTTTGTAGAGAGCGAATCGTGATCGGATGTCGTAAACCTGAGTGAATGGATGGTCGCCATGGTGATACGTTGCGGCTTCTTCCATGGGGACTAAATTTTTACCGCGCAGGTTCTTGGAAGCAAATTCCGTAGCTGAACCGTCGAACTCTTCCTTAAACTCTGCTTTCACCTCAAGGTGGCAGCACCCCGGATTAAGAGTCACATCGAAAACGTTTAGCTTCATGGCTTCGGGTATCCCATATCTGCAAGACGTTTGAAGTAGGGCGCGAACGGTTTTTCATATCCGTAAGACGATTCAGTTTTACGATTCGTTGCTGCTGGCGTGTTGAGCATCATTAGTGCGTACTTCTGATTCAGCAGCGGGAGATTCACGCCAAGCGTTGGTTCAAACCACGTCGTATTAGCAACAGGATTCCCGGCCGTCTTCAGATCGGTATAAAGCTTCTCGATGTAGAGCATGACATTGCAGCCGAGCGTGTTATGTACGCTACCTGCGCTGTCGCCTGGGGTATTGAAGCCGTTCAGCGGTCGTCCAGCTTCTGCGTAAACGAACGCGCCAGCACCACCCGATGCGTTGTCGTCGTAGCAGAAGCGGATCAGATACTTCATCTCTTGGAACAGCATCATGCACACATCGTCATCAACGACTGTAGGGGCGTAGCCTGCTGCGATCCATGCGAGTTCAGCGTCTCTGAACTGTGAAACTGCTTCCATGGTCGGCATGCTGAACCAAGGACTAGTTCCCGTGCTTACCCCACCGTAGCTGTTATCGGATCGTTGGCAGGCCCAGACTCCTGTTCCTTCACTCCATCTGTTCATGCCGATAGGGGTGCCCACCGGCCAGTTCACAGCGCTGGGCGAAGATGTTGCAAAGACCAGCGCGTTTGTGTCTGGGTTGTATCCATAGTGCGGACTATCTGTCTTGATCCAACCGATTAGGTAGTTGATCAGATCAGCGGTGCGCACGTGGTTCGCGCGGCTGCACAGCGAGTTGTTCGCACGCACCATACCGAGCAAAGGATAACCAAAGTAGCGGTCCGCCTCGCGGTAACGGTCAGTCAGCGCAAACGGAACCTTGTGCGTGTACCGAGTGATGTACTCAATCCAGTTCCATGTTTCTTTGAGCACGTCAAGTGAACGGCGATCTCCTGTCAGCGAGTAGATTTCCGGCATGCCGGATACGTGGTAATGCTCGCTGTAGTCGTGGTCACCGTCATGGTCAAGCGCGTTGTGCCCTTGGAACCGCGTGCCGCCGCCAGGCGCATAGACGTTGTTAGGCGCGCCGTAATTTCCGTAAGGAATGGTCGGGTTGTGGCGAATGTCTACGCTTTGATAGTGGCGCGTGGCATAGATTGCCTTTTGCCAGAACATTTCTTCGCCAGTCATCAGGAACGCTTGCACGTCAGTCCCTGCACCAATGTGCGTATCCTGCTGCATATAGGGTGCATCAGTGTCAACGCGCGATCTGTCGCCTCTGTCACGTTTGCCGTAGAGAGTCATGTTGCCAGTTGACGTGGACGTACCAGCCTGACCGCCCGACTGTGTTGGCGGCATGTTGTAGTCAAGCGCCATGTTGGCCTGCTTGGCCCAAGCCAACTGTCCCGTTGTCGCATCAGCGTTCACCGATGTAAGGTCGCCGTATGCTTTTGAGGCGTGATACCACGTCAGAGGTGCGCGGCATTCGAGCTTGGCGCGCCTGTAGAGTTGATTTTCTTGGTGTAGCTCTGCGTCCGTCTTTGCCACGGGATGGAAAGACAATCTCGAACGGTAGTCGTAGGCGATACCGCTAGAACGTCCGTACAGCGTGTTCGGTCGCTTGTATTTGTTAGAGCCGTCAAACTCCTTCAGAGCGCCAACCGTCGTGTCCCATGTCGTTACGCCACGACGCGAGAAATAGCACAGATCCAGCGTGCTTCCGTTCACGGTCAACTCCATGGGGGCCTCTTCCCAGAAGTCGGAGATATGCGCGGCAAAGCGTTTGTTGCCTGTGGAGCCCTGCAGGTTCACGAAACCTGGGCAGAACTGTCCCGTTGCAACGCCTGAGTAATCGAATACGTGGCCAGGCGCTGGCACACCGCTCCCGAGAATCCACGGCCAATCAACGTTTTGAGCGATGTAGTGTTCGCCAGTGACGTTCCCAGACGCCATAGCACTGGACTCAAGCCCGAAGCGATACTGTGGCGTTCCGTCAACGGCGTAGACAGTGCGCCGATAGAACTTGCGCGCAGAGAACAGCATCGTGAGAGGCACACCGCTGTTCTCGTTCCATTGAGACTCTTGGTCAACGATGGTGTCATGGAAGTCCAGCGTATAGCGCGTGACGTACATGCGCGTAACGAACTGGACTCCAGCGGCAGCAGCGGCCGTGCGGAACGTGCCATAGATTCGGATGCATGCGCGCACCGGACCCGACTCTTCAACCGTGATAACGACGCCTGTCGCGTTTGATGTAGAGAACTCGCGCGGTGTCGCGCCGCCTGCTGCCTCGATATAGTTCAGGTTCGAACTGGTGACGATGGTTTCTCCGTCACGCGTCACAGAAGTGACATCACCCTTGTTGTTCAGAACAACAGTGATGCCAAGCGGGTGCGAAACAGTCGTATTGCCGCCAGCCTGGTTAACCGTGATTCTGTTCGTGATCGCGGTTCTGCTGGTCGTTGGGCTGTAGCGCAGCAAGTGCGTCGTTGTGGACGCTCCAACGTCGGCAAGGAACAGAATCAACGCGCTCTTAACTGAGCCATCTTCCCAGGTAGTTAGCGGTTCTACCTGCGCCTCTCTCTGTGTCGTCGGCGTGACCGGATCAACCAATTCAACTTTTGCCACGTCGTAGACGTGGCTCTTGGGGAACGGAATTCCGGTGGCAACGGGAACATTAGTCACAACCGGACCAGTCCCGTTCGTAAGCAGAACCTCACCAGTCTGCCCCGTCCCCATCACCGGGTTAACAGTGACGTTCACAGCCGCAGTGCTGGAGCCGCCTGCTCCATCAGAGACTGTGTAGGTGAAACTAGTCGCACCTAGAACCGAAGGTGTGAACGTCAGTGTGCCGCTTGCGTTCCGGCGTACCGTTCCGTTCGTGACCGAGACGGTTTGGTCAACGGAGATTGCGCCACCGTTGATATGAGAAACAGACAATGTGTTGCCGTCCGCGTCCGTGTCGTTGGTAAGCACGGCAATATCAACCGTACTTCCCATGGACACTGTAGCTGAATCCGTTACTGCTACGGGTGGATTGTTCGCTGGTGGGGCTGGTGCTGGCACAGCCCGGGTGGATGCAATGGCGGCGCTAGCGAGAGTTGTGAGTTTCAAACTCGGCCCCTGTTAGTAAGGACGGGTGAGGTACTTCGTCGGGTTGCCCCACGCGATAAGGTCGATATTTGCAAGACCCGTGAAACCTCCAGTCAGCGCAACCGAGCCGCTGTAAGCGCCAGCCTGCGGGAACATCTCAACACCGAAGAAAGAAGAAACGTTAGCGTCTGTGAGCGTTTCATCAAAAACAGGGTTAGTGTTCTCGTTCAGATAAATCCGGAACCGAACCTGTGTGGTTGAAACGAACGTAACGCGCAGCGTGTAGAACCCGGCAGCGGCAACCGTATAGTTAGCCGTGTCCCCAGTAATCGCCGGGCTGCTTGATCGGAGAATCCCCTTGATCGCGTGACCGGTCTTTTCGAAGCAAACGCCGAAGGTCGGGATGGCAGCTGTCTGGTTGGCTGCGAAGCCGCTGCGGCCCGCAACGTTCGTTGTCCCTGCCGATCCGTCTGGGACAACAAGCGTCGGGTCAAAGTGCATGATAGACACATGCTCGTCACCAACACGAGCGCGGTACGAAGCTGCTCGATAGATAAGGCCAGAGTTCGTTTGACCGCTTGCGCCGTTGATTCGAGAAACACCGCTTCGGCCAGTGAACAAGGTCGTTGGGAAAGCGTCGCCAGCAGACCCGCCAGCAAGCACGATCTGAGTTAGACCGTGCATGTTCGTAGTCGTGTACTCGAAATCGTTCATGAAGCCTACTGCCCAGCCAAACGGTAGGCTAGAGCCACCCGTCGCGGCTTGTGCATCAATCGCCTGCGCCACCCGCAGCGCAGTCATGAACTTCGTATTATCTGTGCCTGCCTCGGCCTCCGATTGAGAAGCGATATCGGGAACCGTAGAACCGGCCCCCACCGGCCCAGCAAGCGTGTACTCGTTCGCGGTGTTCGTCGGCAACAGCGTAACGCTCACGTTCGTCGTCTGCACAACGTGCGGCCCAGTACCAGAGCCCGTGCGAATCGTGACGGCCGGTGAAACGTTGCCTTGAATCGTGATCTGACCAGCACCGTTACCGCGAGTCAGGACGACACCGAAGTTCGTCAGGCCAGCGCCAACCGTGACGGTGATTGCGCCAGTGTTGGTGAAGATTTTTTGCTTGCCGTTGTCGGCCTGCACAAGCGTGTATGTCGCTGCTGTGACTTGTTCTGTCACAGTGGCGATGTCTGCCTTACCTACGATAGCCGTATTGACGAACGCCGTGGTTGCAAACTGCGTCGTGTTGGTGCCAGCTGTTGGCGTCGGGCCTGCCGGGGTGCCGGTGAATGTGGGGCTGGCGAGGTTGGCTTTCGGCGCCGTTGCATCTGAAATCTGTGTCGCAAGCCCAGCCGAATCAGGAAGCCCGTTCAGCTTCGTGAACAGCGCTGCGGTCATCACGCCAGCGTTTGACGCGTCGGCAGCAGCAATGGAAGCATCAGCACCGGAGGAACTGTTCACAGCAACAGCTGTGGAGGTGCGAGAAACCGTGATATCTGTAGAGCCAGCACCGCCAGATTGCCAAGAGGTGCCGCCAAGCGCAGTATCAATCAACGCCACTGCCTGAGAACCCGTCAGCGAAGACGTGCGCCAGGCGGCGCTACCAAGAGCAGTATCAAGCGCCGTAGCCACCGCAGAACCAGTAGTAAACGCCTGCGCCACAGCCTCAGCCGTCGCCGTAAGTTCTGTGTTCAGCGCAGTGAAGTTGCCGTCAAGCTCAGAGTGCGTCAGGGCCGAGCCCTTGGTGCCGCGAAGGGTGAGAGTAGCCATGATTTGCCCTTAGAGAACGTAACCCTCGGCCACATAGCCGGGAGCCATAAATGTTACAGGATCGGACGGCCCAGTGCCGCCACCGTAGATTTCGATTAGACCGATGATCCACTCTTCAAGATCAGCAATCGAATCGAATCCGAAAACTAGCGGAGCATCCGCAGTACCACCGAGCGGACCAGTAAGCCTAAGCTTTCCCTTAACAAGCGACGTTGCATCGGGCGATGGACGCGCGCCAGCAAACACGGTACTTGTGATGATGTGTGCAGGCATTGCTTACCTCGTTACTTCGGCCTGTACGCGGATCTTCCCGTGCAGAAGCGCGGTAACGGAGCCGTCAGGAGACTCCATCTCAAGATCGTAAACGTAGTTTGATTGCGGGCTGCTGAGTGTTGCGCCAGCGCCTAGGGCGAGCGTCTGCTCGTCGGTAAGCCAGAATTCATACCAGCCTTCAGTTGGCGAAGGCGAGTCGAACTCGAAAGACTGAACGATGGTCGGTGATCGTTCGTTTCTACGGATCTGACCTCTGAATTGGTATCCAGTAAGGTCAAGCGGCTCTCCCGAGCCAGCATGGTTCAACTGGTGCTGAAATGGTCCGAAGGTAGTTCCGCGCCGGATATCGAAATCCTTACGGTCGCCCAGCAGTTGAATCCGTTCGGTAGCCATTTTTACAGGCAAGCCCTTAAAGCTGTTCGCAACTGACCTTCGTATCCTTCACGAATATCAATCTCGGCCAATGCTGAGGCTACCTTAGTATCCTCTGAATCTGAAACCGATAATGACTCCGTTGGCATCGTCGGCCTAACTGGCTCAACCTGTTGACATTTAACAGGCACGGGAACTTTAACCGTTTGAGTCTCGGTGCGAATTGTTCCGCATCCGGCGAATATTGGCAATGCAACAGTGAAAATTATAATTTTCATGGCACTGCGCGCTCGGTTAGCCAGTTGTTAAATCTCTGGCTGGCTGATTTGCAATCGTCACCGGGCACGCTGGCTGGTGTGCGCAGCTGCCGCTGGGCTTTGTCCTGCAAAGATGCAGCCCGCCTCTGAGCAGATTGCACGGCGCTCGCCGCACTGGCCGCAGCTGCCGCTGCATCAATCTGCAGCTTACTCACGCCATCGGAGCATTGGATTGCAGCCGTGGCATTGGTTGCGCTAATGAGGCGCTCACCTTCTAGCGATGTTTCCGCCGCCTCCAACCTGCTCGTCTGTACCCACAGCGCACCAGACAACGCCATGAACGCTGCCACAACAACGCCAAGCCCAATGAGCTTGCCATACATCAGAACCGCGCCTTGGCCTTGTCGCCTAGTTCCTTTGCCTTCTTTGCAAGCTCTTCAAGCTTCTCGGGGTCACGCTTGAGCAACGAGCGATAACCCATGGCGCCGAATGCCAGCCCAGCAGCAAAAGCGAGCGCAAGGAAAAGAATGTTCAGACCGTCCATGATGTCTCCTATCGTGTAATGAGAGGGCTCCCCAGGTGCCATGGCAACTTTACATATTGCATCTTGTGATTCTAACGCGCAGCACTCCGCCTATCGGCAGACAGCAACGCCGCGTTGTAAAACGCGTCCCAAGTGCGGCGGTGTGGCTTGCCTGGCCGCCATGCGCTGATGTAGCAGTCCCATGCGGCCTCTGGATTGCCGAGCGGCGGGAGAGACTTCGGGTCAGCCCAGTAAAGCAATCGCCCAAAAGCAAACGCTAGTACATCATCGAACTCCAGGCGAGTCCAGATGTCCTGAGCAGTGAATGGCACGCCCCTGAGTTCGGCAATGCGCTCGGCGTGCTGCTTGGTGGCTGCGTGAGTCATAACGCCTTTGACGCCGCCGCCCCGTTCGAATTGTAACAAACCTCTCGCGGGCCCTTTCCCGCCACCATCGATGATTTGATACCGATGCGTGAGGCGAGATTCCTGCAGCCCTGTAGCCAGCAGCTGAACGCGAGCCTGAATCGAATCCATGTTCGACGGAAGCAGCGAAAGCGCCTCAATAAGCGCTGCTTTAACTGTTTCTGGAATCATGGCGGCGAACCTCTGGCCGTGGTCGTGGTAGTCGTTTCTACCACAGGAGCCGAGGATGCATCAATCTTCTTGTTTTGGAACTGCTGAATCGCGGAGATTGCTTTGTTCAGCGTTACATGCCCAGCGGCCATTGCGCCGTAAAACCACCACATCTCGGTATTGAACTCTTGGTCACGGTAGGTATACCAACCAACGGAACCGGCCAACTGTGTATGGAAGACGATGGCGAAGAACTTCGTATAACTGAACTTGCCGTCATCGCCTTCGAACAGTTTCATTTCAATTCCTGGCGGTTCATTCTTCGGTCAAGGTCTAGGATCTGCTGATCCTGCTTTGCGTCGCGTTCAGCTTTAGCCTGGATCTGGTCAACCAGCACGTCAATTTTTGCTTCCATCTTTGATGTCGTCTGGTTCATGAACTGAAGTTGAAGCGCAGTTGATTTCTGGTCCTCGCCCTGTTGCTTCCACATCAGAAGCCCAACACCAGATAACAGACAGATAACAGGAAACACTAGGCTAAACACGCCCCATGCGGTAACAACACGCGTCGGCTTAACTTCCTGCCGGTCGTCTGTAGACCTAACCTGTGCGTTCATTTCATCATCCCGTGCCTTTTCCATAGACGCCCCGGCTAAATTGTTACCGGATTATCCATGGTTACAACCTAAAAAGCACCTAGTAATTCTTACAGGGAGATGCCAGCAGGTTCAGTGGGCCAATCAATATCAGAGGGAAACCCTTGCTGATCCGGGACATCGCGCAGCGCCTGTCGATATGATCGCCACGCTTGCAATTCCTCTTCAGACAATGGAGCGTCTGGAAGTTGCGTCCAATCACAAGATGAAAGCTTCTGGTCCCTCGAATTCCTTGCTCTGCTTGTGAGTTCACGCAGAGTAGGTTTGGCAACCCATCGGTCATCTTCCCATTCGAAATACTCGGTATCGGTGTCTGCCGGTTTATCTGGCTGGCATGACATGACATTCATCGTATCAAGATCGACACACTGTGAAACCGTGAATATTCCCCGCAACGCGCCATAGCCATCAGGGGTGTTAAGAGGCAAGTGTTTCTCCTTGCCAGTAAACGCCGCACCGGAAAACTTACCGCTGGACAGCGAGTAGAAAGACCAAGTGTTATTCATCGTTTCACCGCAGTGAGTCGGACGATTGCGTTAGACCATGTAAGAGAAACAGCGCCAGTTGCAGCGAATTTCTCAAGGTACACATTGATTGTTTCTGCAGGCTGAACAGTTCTAAGCTCCATATATGCAACAAGCGTAGGAGTTGTACTTACATTGGGTGATGACTTAAGAATCGGAGAAGAGCCATTGATGTTTGAACTAAAGTTCACGAAATCAGTGCCGCTGTTTGTGTTGATTGTTAATGCGTAGTCACATTGGACTTCAACCGGAATATTTCCATCGTTGGTCCAAGATGCTGTTGCAATAACTGTGGGCGCATTGGTTGTACCTGATGCATTTCTCACAGCAAGCGCAACAGTTGCAGCCTCATCCTCAATGATAGGAGTATCCACCAGCGGCGGCTGCGTAATGATGTGATTCTTCTGCGTCGCCCACTTACCAGCAACACCAAGCGTGTTCTTTGCCCGCACACGGAAAACATAGGCCGTGTTCGCCAGAAGTCCAGTGATGACTGTCTTCGTGGAATTGCCTTGTTCGTAAACTGCGGGCCAATCTCCAGCTGGCAGCGTGGCAACCGCTTGAGTGTATTGAATCTCAATAGAACCTGACTGCCTGACTGATTCGTCAACAACAGCGTTCCAAGTCACTTCGGTGCGCGTCGTAGGCCAGCCGTCTTCAAGCGCAACAGTCCCGGATGTAACGGTGACTCCGGTAACCTGCTCAACAACCCACGGAAGCGGAAGCGTTGTGTTCTGCGCCAAGTCAAGCACATCCATCCCGCCATTAACAGTATAGATGGCGGGAGATGTTTCCTTGAGAGTCAGGGAAACGCCATCCTCAAGCGTGTAACGCCACCCCATTACCATGAACTGCTTCGCGTTGAAGCCGAACGTGGGCAATGTAAGAGTCACCACATCGAACAACTCAAGCGGCCAAGCCTTCATGTTCGCGGACAGCTGTACAAGCATACCGTCACGCATGTTCCGCATCTGAACCGAGCAGATGTGTTGCGCGTGCACATTCCGTGTCACGCCTAGCATCACAGTTTCTCGCGTCAGTTCTTCGCCATCGGCATCAATATAAGTCTGACTCCGAACGTTCGGCATGGGCGTAGACGTGTACGCCACGGAAGTGATTGGTCCAGTAATACCGTCGATATACCCGTCAGCGTTTGCAATGACCGGCTTGAAGTTGTTAACTAGATTTTGCTTGGACGGATCTTTTACTACGTTAACACTGAGCTTGTTAGTTAGCCACGTCGGATCGATGGCGGCCACCGGAGCGCGAGCGACTCCAGCAATAACCTTGATCTGCCCTCCAGCAAAACCCCATTCTCCAGCCATCGACTCGATCATCTCGCCGAAGTGGTCATCAGGGTTCACATCGGTTTTACAGACGATGCCGCACTGATAGAGCGGGCGCGTTTCATTACCAGAGGTAGTGTTAAATACCGTACTGGTATCGCATGCGTTTGCCGCCGCTTGAAATGCTTCCTCGTTAATGTCAGAAGTTGCGCATCCTCCACCATAAGGATTCAGCGCCCAAGCGCGTGCAATCATCGCCGGGTTTTCGGAGAAAGCTGTGATACCAGTTCGTGTATCTAGAATCTTCGCCCCGCGCATGACGGCGCTAATGTTGGGTACTCCGCTTGGATAAACGTCTTGGTCGTACGTCAGTTCGGCAACAACAATCGCCATTCCAGAGAACTTATCTGATGCCGTCAGCAAACCAGGGAATCTGGTAGACAAGAGAGGGTAGAGCGTTTGCCCAGGCACACCACGATACATCCAGATTTTCGCTTTAGGAACAAGTGATGTGTATTGGTATTGAACTTTCCAAGTCCCGTTATAAGGAACACCAGATACAGAGACAGTGTCACCTACAACAGTAGGAGTCACCTCATAATCGAACTCTTCCGAACCGGGGTTAATATGGATGGAAGCTGAAACACTTCCAGCAATAGGAGTGAATGGCAGAACCACGCTACCAACACCCGCAGAAACAGTCATGTCAGCGCTAGCGCTAACAACTGGAGTCTTTGCATATGGCTCTGTCGTTACGTTATAACCTTGACCACCTTCAGCGCCTCCAGTTACTGGAATTCCGTCAGGCGACAGAGAAACAGGTATGTCGTTGAAATAGATCGTTCTGAAACTATCAATCTCATGGCCAGCCATAGAAACGACGAGAGTAAATTTCTCTTTATTTGGTCCGTGCGTTCCCTTGAACACAATACCATCGACGTTTCTAACTAGACCATAGACCCATGAGCGAGGCTCGTTGGCCGTCGCTGTCATGGTGGTTCTGTCTTCTAGAGATGCGTTGTATGCGTCTCTTGCAGCGCGTGCTGCTTTGCGTTTTTGGTAGTTGGAAACCAGTGCGGATGCCACTAGCACAGCTACAACAACGACGGCGGCATTAACGCCAATGTACGTTCCAATGGCGTAAACAATGTATGGAATAGCCGCTGGCATTTAGGTAAGGCTCCAAGCCTGAAGGCATTTATCGACTGGGAAGATTGTAAGTCCATCGACGCCAGGCGCATGGAAGTATTCGCCGCCGAAGATCGCAAGACATGGGCGCCCGTGGTTTTCGATCAGCCCGATGTCGCCGAATCGCACGTACTCTGTCTTGATCCTCTTACCAAAACTTGAGTCTCCGATAGCCAGCATTCCGCCAAGCCTCTCAACTGTGCGGGCTGCTGACAAAGCGTCTGAATATGTGCCGCGATGTTCGGCTGCTGGGTCGTGTCCTGTCGCTGCAATTTTTCCATCCGCAGCGAATAGACAACAATCGTTAACCCCCCATTCAAAACAGGAAGACAACCGTGAGACAAAGAAGTCAGTAAGCCTGATTTCCCAGTCGTGCAGCCTGTTCATTGTCGGAAGAACGCGGCAGCAGGCCAAACATCCTGATGCGTAGACTGCGATTGAATAAATCGCATACTGGTATCAGTCGGGTCAATACGAGCCTGATCCACTTCGTTGTAATTCAGCGGCTTTGCCCGTGCGAAAGTGATGCCACGATGCTCGGCTGACACGCTGACAATAGCCGCCTCGCCGCCTTGCTGAACCGGCATTTGGTCGATCGTACCGGTCCAGATGATAGGCGCATCAAGAATCGTGTTGTTGGCAGAATCAATTATTGCGAGCCTGACTGTTACCCGTTTGTTACGAACGTTCTCAGCGAGTGCAATAGCGATCACCGCCAGGTCAACACCTGATAGTGTGAAGGTCAGGTTCTTGTACTCACCCGGGCTATCATCTACCTCTTCAACAGCACCGAGAACACCTGTTCCGAAGTAAGTTTGGCCGCCGTACTCTAGATTGATGTTGGCAGTGTTAAGGCGAACAGGACCAGATAAAAGCATCTCGACCAGCAGTGCGACGCGGAGGCCATCAGCATTCAGTTGGGCTAGCGCTGGGCCGTTGATAAGCCTCATGCAAGGCCCTCCAGCGCTGTAAGGCGATGCTCAATCCCTCTCATGATGAACAGAGCCAATTGATCCATGCGGAAGCCGTAGCGGTCCCCTGCTTGATCGGTGTATCCCTCACGGACAGTGACGGTTTCCATGATCGGTTCGCCGTTGCTGTTCTTCAAGCCCGTATCACGGGCCTCTGTCTGCGCAGGGACCTCGCGCGCAGGCCATACGTCATGGCAGATGAAAGCGTAATCTGTGGCGTTCAGACCGTGAGCAGACATAACCTCCATGGCTCGCTGCACCGTCATGCCGATATGGATACGGGCAGAGTCTCCCTTTTCCCTCATGGAAGACAGGAACTTGAACGCGCCAATCTCTTTACCTAGTGCAATTGATGCGGCGAGTTCTCGATCTTCTAGTGGGGAGACTTTTGATTTTTCGCGGGAATCTGATGTGTTGATTGCTCCTGTTGCGGCATAAACAACAGACCACCGCATCCCAGATGTCCCGCATGTTTGAGCATTGTCTGTTCCAGGCTGAAGTGATGTTTGTGTAAGCCTCAGACGCTCCGCAACCCCACTGCCAGTTCTACAACTCCAAGTCAAATATGAACTCGTAGAACTTTCCAGCACAGCCAGTTGCGTGATTGCTACGGTTCTCGTTGCACCAAGGCGCGCGCCCATATTCATCGCTACACCAGCCGACCCGCCCGCCGTAACGTCAAAATCTCTATAAACACCGATAGCGTTAGCACTACCGGGAATCGAGTAGGCAACAAATCTTTCTGTCATGGTGCCGGTGCCGACACCAAAATTACCGTTTGAGTCAAATGTTCCGTAAGGCATCGTCCCCGCATATCCCGGAGTCGCAATCAACTCTCGCAACCCATACAAATCCACAAACTGCGCATCAAGGTGCGTTGCCAGGTTAAGCGTTGTCAGACCACCAAGAACGATGCGTGCCATATTCTTCTCTCAAACAATATAAGTTTCGATCATCTCTACCGATGCGCCATCATAGACTTTTGCGGGTCGGTTGACGGTCGGAACTCCGTCAGACATCAACATAAATGTAGCCGTTGGCTTGTCGTAGATAATTTCTGTGTAAGCTGGCACCGACGCCCTCAGCCGAGGCAAGAACTCCACCGTAGCAGAACTGCTTCCATCGAATGTCACCGGAGAAACAACGCGGACCAGCTGACCACCAATTCCGAGCATGTCACCAGCGCGCAATGTTCTCCCCGACTGGCCGCGCATGCTGATCGTATTCGCGCCCGCTGCTGCGTTGCTAATCAGCGATGGCCCTCCGCCAATCACGGTCACCGGCTGCAGCGCCCCGTTCACAACGTTAACCGCCGCCAGCGCACCATTAACCACGTTCACCACGTATCCACCGCGCATCGTCCCCAGAGGCAGGGGTCGAGCCAAGTTCCACATTGCCACGCGATGTACGGGGCCCAACAGGCGATCCCAGAACGCCTCACGGTCACCCGATCCTTCACGGGTATTGCCTGGCGTAGTATCGAACTGGATATACCAACGCTCACCAGACAGGTCCAGCGTCTGAACGGCTGGCGTATACGGCCCAGTAAAAGTGAGAACGTTCGGCCTCACGCGCATTTGAAACGCGTTCACGCAGAAGTCAGGCCAAGCGTAAGTTGTCATCGTGTGTATTCCTGGCGGCGAGAGCGGGCGACGATGGCGAGCGTTTCCTGCTTTGTGGCCTCCATGGCCGCCTTGACGTCTGGAAGGCTGACGTTAGAGCCGACTTGTACGTTCTGAGTGATGTTGATACTACCGCCCATGCCTTGGCCGCTGGAGAATGCCTTGTTGTCAGCGGCTGTCATGACGCGTTCGCCCCGGTGCAGAAGCGCCGGGAAGTTGTCATAAGGGACTGAGTCCATGCCGATAGCGAGTCCAGCGCCACCGCCACCGCTGAAAGCGCCAGCAACAGAACTGAACAGAGATCCCCAATCAACACCTCCGGAACCTCCTTTGCCGAACAACTGCTCATTCAACCTCGCAGCTAGAGCCTGCGCCGCCATCTGTTGAATCAGCTTGAGCCACATCTTTCCGATGTTGTCAAAGTTCCCTGACAGCGCATCTTCCAAGGTGTTTCCCAAGGCGTCTTGGATGTTCCGCTGCGCCTGCTTGGCAAACTCCGAGAATTCCTCGGTTGCTTCCTCTACCTTCTTTCCGGAATTCACATACTCGTCACCAAGCTTTTGTGTGGCGCGCGTATATGTCTCAAGAGTGATAAAGCTGCCTGCCAGAAGCTTCTCAAGGTCTTCTAGACCCTTTGTGTAAACCTCGAATGGTGTCCGCGTCTCTTCGTTGATTCGCGCAGCTTCGGCGGCAAACTTCTTTTGTTCTTCGGCAAGGAATTCATACCCCTCGCCTTCGAACTCAACCTGTTCTTCCAGCCGCTTATGCAGGTCAACCTGTTTCGCCAAATTGACGAGTGTTTCCTGTTGTTGGGCGTTCAGCTTCCCGAGGCGTCCTTCCTGAATGTCGGAGAGGAGTTGTTCTTCGGTGGATAGTTCTTTGACGCGATCAAGTTGCTTCTTCAGAGAATCAAGGTACTTGCTGAACTCTGATTCTTTTGGTGCGGATGCGCGTGAAGTAGGCCGGGATGTCGGCACAGGAGGTCCAACGAACTGAGGCACACTCGGGCGCGTCTCTTCTGGCGGCCCCCAACTACCAGTTGCACCACCCATGTTAGGTGGCGCAATGCCGTAAATTTCCTTTACTTGGCGGATGTAGTTGTCGACACCGATTTCAAGAAATCCCTTGCCAGCAGCGCGCCCAGCAGCGAAGAACTTCACCACCTCATTGAGCGAATCAACCAGCGGCCCGGAAAGATCACGCGCCAGCTGCGTAACGTTGGCTTGAAGCGCAAAGATGTTCTTGTTGAACTCTTCGGCGGCGGCGGCTTG